GTGAACCAATGGTGTAGTAATGGGTGATTAAGATATTGATCTTTCATAGGAAAGAAGTCAGTTTCAAGAGTGATTAATATTATTTTATTACGAAAGTTATTTATAATTTTATTAAAAAAGGTATCAACAATTTGTGGGTATCCAGTTAGACATACAAGAGTAAGTGGGGGGCAATTAGAGAGATTTATATTTTGAAGATTAGATACTTTTCTAGTATGAATAACACCATTATTAGAATTTATCCAATTAACAATTCCATCTTCTGTAACTAGTGGTTCGTTCAAATCAATCATTATAAATTATTTTAAAAATTTATTTTTAAATATAAATAAAATTGATTTAAAGAGATAAATTTAGAGAGAGCATATCCAAAAGATGGCGACATTCATTGAGCGTATGCGTACCGTGGCGAACGACAAAGAAGCAGTGCAGCGTACTTATGCAGATGAATTTGAAAAAAAGAAAGAAGCACGTAAAGATGCACTATTTAAGTCTCTAACATTCAGATATTATGATGAAATTAAAAAGGCAATTGAAAATGCGTCTAAACATGGACGCCAATATGTATATATGAATTTTGATCGTGATGCATTTAAGGCAAATTTTAATGGTCTTGGAACTCCAGCGCAATTTCAACGTCTTTGGCTAACAGAACTATGTAATCCGGATTCAAAGTATCTTGAGATGCCTAGTTGGAATTCAAATGTTGGAACACAAAATAATACTGGTAGTTGGAATAAGCCTCTTCCGGGAGCACCAGATTGGCGGGAACCATTCGGTCAGCGTTCTGTATTTGACCCACCACCAGTAAAAAAGGATAGTTTTCAGGGTCTAAATTTTGATGTATGGAATAACGCAAAATTTACAACAGTATTTAGTTGGGATGCAGGTATTAATTGTCAGGCTATGTGCCATTATCATACCCGTCACTGGCAGGGTGAAATCACAGAAGTATATCCAAATGATTAATCGATGAATTTATCCAAAGACTGAATCATAGATTGATTGCCCATAAATAGTGGCCAGCCATCCAGTGTTTTATCTTTAAAATGAAATTCCAAATGTTTTTTTAATGTGCGTAAATTATCTATATATTCATCCATGTATATATAGATATTTTTTTGAATAAGTCCTCTAGCAGCAACTCTGTTTGTGATTCTATTAATTATCATTAGATCATTATAAACATCACAGAGGATCCAGGGATGAAATACTTTACTATAATCAGAATATTTTTTTATCAGATTTTCTAGTATTAAAGAAGCAGGAGAATATAATTGTTCCCAATAAATTTTTTGAGTTTTTTGAAGTTTTACAAAATTGAAAATGATACTGGCGACATCAGATGGTAGAATACGAGAGAATAGTGTAAAAGTCATAGTTAACTAAAGTGCGTTAAAATTATAATTAATCAATTTTTTTTTGTGTAATATTTATAAGAGTTAAAAAATGTTGAATTTATTAGTATTAAAAAATAACTTCAATGACATAAAGAATTTAAGAGAATCTAGTATAAATTTAATGAGGTCTTTAGGAGAGAAAGTAGAAACATTAAAAATTATATATAATGAATTAATTGCAAATAATCTAAATGAAACGGATACAGGATTGGATTCATTACATTTTCAAACAAAATTAATAAATTTAGAATTAGATAATTATCAAAAAACATTTAAAATTATTGATAATCGTGTTTATGGTGATTATTATAAATTATTCAAAAAATTAACTAAATATTTAAATGAAAATATAAAAAATAAAAATATTACAATACAATTTGATAATAAAGAGTATCAGGTATATAAAGATTTAAATAATATACAAGATTACGACTTTGGCAGTACAACTGAAATTTATAATGATATTATTCAAATAATAGATATATTACAAAATGAATTATTAGAAAGAGAACATAAATTAGAAATGCAAAAAATAAAACAAAAATCGGGTTTATATATTGATACTTTAATAAGTAAGGTAAATTATAATAATAATTATTTAAGAAATCATATAGAATTATTTAATGAAAATGCACAAACTTTTAATAATTTTCATAAAAAATATTTAACAAGATTTTTATTAAAAACAAAGCTGTTTTATGGACAAATAAATAATGATATTAAATTAGAAGAATCAAAAAATTCTATAGATTATAAATTAGAAGATAACCAAAGTATTATTTTAGAAGAAGATGAAGAAAATGAAATAAGAAATTTAATAAATACAACTGATAATTCAGGTAAAGATATTCATGTAGATACAAAAAATAATGTGATTAATGAACTGAATAGTATAATTTCAGGATTAAGTGATTCAACAAGTAATAGTTCACCAGAAAAATTAGAGAGAGATAGTATTGTAAGTGGTATTTCAACACCAATATCAGAACCTGAAGTTAGAAATAAAAATGAGATTATAAAATTAGAAAAAGATATTGATAAAATTATGGAAGATGAAAATGATGAACCGAGAGAAAATGATATACATAGAATAGAAATGAAACAAAATTTACTAACATATAAATGTGATAATGATGATGACTTAGATAATGATTATGAAACAAGAAGTTATTATAAATATTGTGCAATTATGTAAAAAAAATAAAATATATTTAAAATTGATTTAAAGGTTTAAATATATTTAAAAGGTAAATATGGAGAAGCGAGTAACCTGCAAGATTAATGAATATCAAGACCAATTTAAATCAGACATCAAAGTTTGGGTAGAAAAAAATAGTTCGATGGATTTCTCTAGTAAAAGTGATTTGCTTAAATTTATTTATGATTATAATGCTCTTACATTAGAAAAAGAAGATTTTAGTAAGAGAAAACGGGTAAAGTCTTTCGTCCCTCATTATTTACGTTGTAATGCAAAACGTGCTAATGGAGAACAATGCACTCGTAAAAAGAAAGATGATTCTTGTTATTGCGGAACCCATGATAAAAATCGTCCACATGGAGTTATTGAATGTGGAGAGTGTAAGGAAGAAAAACTTACCAAAATGGCGGTTTGGCCACAAGAAATTAATGGTATTTTATATTATATTGATGATTTTGGTAATATTTATAAATCTGAAGAAATTATTTCAAATAAAGTAAATCCAAATGTTATTGCTAAATATACATTAGAAAATGGTGTTTATAGTATAATCAATTAATTTTAATATAAAACCAAGAAATTACTATATAATATATGATTTTTTTTATGTATTATTTAGTTACATTTATCTTAAATATTAATTCTCATATGAAATTACCAACCGTTCCTATGAAAAGAAATTTAAATTTATTAAATAATTTAGATAATATTGAAGAAATGAATTTATTTATGAATAATTATAAAAAAACTATTACTCGTTCAAAATTTTTAAAAGAAGAAAAAACATCTCAAATTTTTAACTATAATTTTGATAGTATATCTACCCATTTTCATCCAAATTTTTCTTTTAATAATATTACTAATTTAATTTTAAAAAAAGTAAAACCGAGAAATTTTAAAAACGAATTATTATTTTTATTAAATAAAAAAGTTAAGATTTATATACACATTGAACAATTATTTTCCAAGACTAATATATATCATATTGGTATTACATTTAAATCAATAGGCGGAAATGTTAGGTATGATGTTCACGGATTTAATATTGATAATTTATATAATTTATTATCATATAATCTATATTCTAAAACCATATTTTGGGATTATTCTAATAAAACAATTAAAGAAATTATAGATTACGAAAAAAATTTAGATTATAGATATATTTTGGGTATTTATGATTGTCGCCATTATGTAAAAAATTTAACTAAATGGGCTTGTGATAATCCTACTCCAGTATGGAAATTATATAAGTTAATAGATTGAGAAATTTTTAGCTTTTTCAACAACTTTATTGAACATGTTTCTAAAAGTTAAATCACTATAACTAGTAGTATAAATATTAACACAAGTTCTTCTTTGATGTTTTTCATAAGTTTGTTCTTCATTAACTTCTTCTTTTGAAACTATTGGACTTATATTAAATAATTGAGATAAATTAATGCAGGGTGGTTCTCCTTCATCATTTGTAAAAGGTTTATATTCGGGTTCTGGATGCCGATTTTCAATAATTTTCATACAACTTATTGATTTTTTAATAGGTTTTTCTTCTAATTCATACTTACAATTAAAATTGAATTTTTTAATTAAACATTCTCTACAAGAAGATGAGCATAAATTTTGGTCGTATGCTTTAAACACACTTCCTTTTATTAATGAATCACAAATAAAACAATAATAAAACATAGTCATTTATAGTATAAATAATAATATTATTTTCAATTTTAAATAAATGCAAAAAAAAATTGACCATCCTAATTATCTTTTCACTTTACGACAAGATAATTATGTCTAATACTATAGATATAAACCAGGCTTTCCAACTAATAAGTTCGTTATATCATGTTACAACCGACCAGATTAAACGAGTATTAGATAACGCATTCGAAACTAGTAATAATATACCAGACAATAAGCCAAAAATCGAACCCAAAGATATTATTTTACCATTTTGTGGAATTATAAATGAAAAATGCTGTAAAGCAGTTATTTACAATCATGGATTATATACACAGTGTACAAAAGAAACAACAAATGAAGTATGTAAAGTATGTTCAAAATTAAAATATGGAAGAATTGAAGAGAGAAGTAAAAGCAAACCAGGAGAATTTGTAACACCAGAAGGAAAGAAAGAAGTACCATATGATAAGTTTATGAACAAAATGGGATATAGTTTTGATGACGTAAATACAGCATTAAAACTATTAAATTTATCATATGATTTAAAAGAAAAGAAAAATACTTCACAGAAAAAGGGTAGAGGACGTCCAAAGAAAGTACAAAAAGAGGAAAGTGATAATGAAGAAAAAGAGGAAATTGAAGTAACAAAGATAGAAATTAATGGGAAAAAATATTTCAAAACAGCAGATAATATAATATTAAATATTGATAATTATGAAGTAGTAGGATTATTTAAAAATGGTAATATTGAAGCCGTAGAAGTAGAGTAGAAAAATTATTATATTTAATTAATTACTTTCTTATATCTCATCTTGAAATTTTTTTGTAATTTTTTCTAATTCTTCCAATAATTCTTTTCTTTTGTCTTCATTTCCATTTCTACGTGCTATATCTGCTTTTTCTCTAGTATCTTTCATTTGTTGTCTTAACGTTGTCATTCTTTTATTTTTTAATTCATTTAATTCAGTTTTAAATTGATCTTCAATTTCAGGAGGAATATCTTCACGTCTTCTTTTACCAGTTATTTCTCTCCGCGTTAATAAGTCTAATGTATTTTTTCTTGTTCCAGCTTTTCTTTTATATTTTCTTTTTGTTTTTTTTCTTTTAGATTTTTTCCGTTTTGTTTTTCTCTTTTTTCTTTTTCTTTTTCTTTTTCCTTGTGCAAACATATTGTTTTTGAATTGTTCTATTTCTAGCAATAATCTATCATTGAAATTATAACTTGAAAATTTAGGATTTAGTATATCATACAAATATTCTTTTTTAAATTGTTTTACACTATCAATATCGTCTATATCTAAATTCCATAATTTTTCATATATTCTTCCTCTCTCATCTATCATAATATTTTCAGGATATGAATATACTACCCAACCTTTAAACATTTTATCATTATTTTCTCCCATTTTTTGTTTATACTCAGTGTTATTATCCAACATAGCTAAATATTTTTTTTGTCTTCTATCATTTTTTCTAATGCTAAAAGAATAGTACTAGCTCTCTGTAATAATAATTCTTTTGTTTCAGTCATTTCACTCATATCAGTCATTTCGGTCATTTCACTTATTTGAATTGGTCCAGGTTCTTCCTTTTTTTTAGGCATAAATCTTGATAGCATT